GTCTTGCTGATAACTCAGTAACTCTTGAGTTCAATCAAGATTTTGCAGACAATGCACTTGAAGAACTAATCAATGGAACCAATACAACAAATGGAACCGTTGGTTTAGTTGTAGCGATGGAAATTCGTCCAGTTAACGCAGCAGTAAGTGCAAGCAATCCAAAATATACATTTAACGCCCTAATTTCAGAATGGCAACCTGTTTCAGGTGCCGTGGGAGAATTAGCAAGCGTTTCAGCAACTTGGCCTATCTCAGGTCCAATTGCAAAAGCAATTTCATAATCTACTAAGGGGGAAAAGATGGATGGATTAGCAATTAAGGTAAAGACAACTGATGGTGTTGAGGCCTCTTACAAGTTAACGCCTCGCATCATTGTTGCATTTGAACAAAACTTTGGCGCTGGTATGCCTAAGCTGTTGGGGGAGCAACAACGAATTGAGCATATCTACTGGCTTGCTTGGAAATGCCAACAGGTTGCTGCTCAAAATAACGGTGGAACACCAGTCAAACTTTTTGGTTCAGAGTATTTAGATACTATTGTCAGCGCCGAATTGGATGCTGATAGTTCTTTCGAATCCACCGCAACAGCCTAACCTACACGGTTGCTGCGGTGGCCTGCGAAACTGGCATCAGTCCAATTGATTTATTAGATGCCCCTGAAGGTATCTTTGAAGCAATGATGATTTACTTAAAGGAACGAGCTAAAGCCAATGGCTGATGAAGTAATTGTTTTAACTGGCATTAAAGAAACTATTGATGCGTTAAAAGAATTTGATAAAGATGCGGTTAAACGCTTCAATAAAGTTATCAATACTGAACTTGCTGGCGCTCAACGCGATGCTCGCAATATCATTAGCGATCAACCACCGATGAGCGGTTGGCGTAAGGCAGATGCTGCTAAAGGCCGTGTTCGCGGTGGTAAAGGGTGGCCAGGCTGGGATGCTGGCGAAATCAAAAGCAAGATTACAAAGACAAAAGCGCAGGGCAAGGTTCGTGGGGATTACACAACAAGCGCTGGTGCTTTACTTAACAAATCTGCAGCAGGTTCAATCTTTGAAGTTGCGGGTCGCAAAACTGCAGCAGGATTTGGTACCAGTTCAAGTTCTCAATTCCTAAGAACTTTGGGCAATAGATTTGGTAAAGCCTCGCGTGTAGTATGGCGCGTTGTAGATAAAGACAGATCAAAAATTGAAGCAAATGTAAATCGTGCTTTAGAACAGGCAAAAACAGATTTGCAAAATCATTTGAACAGAGAGCGAGATTAGCAAATGGCAACAGGCGCAATTGTAGCCCGCATCCTCACTCAGTATTCTGATAAAGGTTCAAAAGCAGCTCAAAAAGATATTGCAAAACTTGGTAAAAACATTGATGGATTTTCTAAAAAATCTACAAAAGCCTTTGGAATTGCAGCAGCAGCAGCAGGAGCATTTGCGCTTAAAATTGGAAAAGATGCAGTTCAAGCTGCAATCTCAGATCAAAAATCTCAAGCACTTCTTGCTAATTCCTTGCGTAATACTGTTGGTGCAACGGATGCTGCAATAGCAGGTACTGAAAACTACATTACTGCAATGCAAAAACAGTTTAATGTTGTTGATGATGAACTGCGCCCTGCTATGGCGGCTTTGACTGCTACCACAGGCTCAGTTACCGCTGCACAATCTTTGATGCAAACTGCACTTGATGTTAGTGCAAATGCAACTGTTGATCTAGGAACGGCAGTTGCTGCAATTATTGCTGGAACACGCGGTCAGTTCAAAGCACTTGGCAAATTAGTTCCTGGCCTAGATGCTGCAACTCTTGCAACAAAAGATTATGGCAAAATTCTTGATAAGGTCGGCAAAATTACTGCAGGTCAGGCAGCAAAACGCGCCCAAACGCTTGAGTATCGTTTGATTGGTTTGAAAATTGCATTTGGTGAAATCCTTGAAACTTTGGGGTATGCGCTTTTGCCAGTTATTGAAAAGTTTGCAACTACTATTACAACAAAAGTTTTGCCTAAAATTGAGGCTTGGGTTGCCTTAAACAAAGATAAGTTAGCGGCTAGTTTTCAAATCGCAGCAGATTTTGCAGTTAAGTTGCTTGCAGTTGCCCTCACCTTTGGCGATTGGATTTCTAACAATATGGGAATCGTAAAAACAATGGCAGCTTTAATTGCTGGAATGTTTGCAGTAGGTCGCGCTTCAGCCTTTATTATTATGCTTGGTCAAGTTACCACAGCAATGGCAGTGCTTCGCACCACCGCTTTAGGTGCAGCAGTTGCATCGGCTTTTGCAACAGGTGGCGTGAGCGCAATAGCAGGTGCAGCAGCAGTTGCAGGAATTGTTGCAGCCGTTGGTGTTGGTTTGATGGCACCTGGTTCGACTTCAGGCGGTTCAGGCGGCAAAACGCTGCCACCTTCAGGCAATGCATTTCCTAAACTTGGTCCAACTGGAGCAGTAAAAGGTAAAGCACCAGCTCTAGGATTTCCAAATAACTTTGGCTATAAAGCACCATCAATAGCAGCCCCAGGAACAGATAAAACCCTTGCAGCATTTCTTGCAGCACTTAACAAGAACACAACTGCAACTAATAAAAACACAAAATCTGTAATGGACATTGCAACAGAAAACGCAATGAAGGAACTTGCAGCTCGTCAAAAGGCACTATCAGGTTCAGCATCAATTGCAATCGGTGGCAAGGGCAGTGGTATTTATAGCGTGCGCAATGCAAACGGCAAGATTGATGTGAATGTTTATGCTGGCAATGTGGTCGGCTCTGCCGATGCTTTAATTCAGGCAGTGCAGGTAGGCTTACAAGCTACAGGCCGCCGTAACGGTGGCGGTGGCGGTATGGGTGGTAATCGCTACGCAACGCAGGTTACAGTCTAATGCCAGCATTTGATGGAGTAACTTCACCAAGTGTTGCAGTGCAGTTCCTTAAAAGTGGAACTTGGACTTCAGTAACAATTTCTGATGTAGTCCAAATTGATTTTCGCCGTGGCCGTGAGCGTGCCGATCTACGCGATGAAGCTGGATTTGCCAGCATTATTTTTAACAATGAATCAGGTTATTACGACCCTGATAACACAAGTGCATCTAGCCCGTGGGTTGTCGGCGGTACCAGCATCTTGCGTGATGGCTTACAGATGCGCATTGTGGCTACTTGGAATTCAACGGCTTATCCATTGTTCTACGGGTTCCTTGAAAACAACTTTACTAATCAGGGATTCTTGCCCAATGTAACAATGACTTTCTACGATGGCATTGGCTATATTGCCGATGGCTTCGCGCCAGCGTTGCCAATTGCCGCCAACTCTGAAACGGCTGCCCTTCGCGCTGCTCGGATGTTAACTATTGCAGGATGGCCAACAGGTGCGTTGCGATCATTAACTGGCGCAGTAACGATGCTTGCAACTACACAAAACCGTGGATGTATGGAAGCAATCACAGAGTGCGTTGATGCTATTGCTGGCCGTTTCTACATCTCAAAATCAAATGTGGCTACTTTGGTGCCGTTATCTGACAAGTTCAGCCGTCCAACTCAATTGCTTTTTAGCGATACAGGTGACTCAAACACAGTTGCTTATTCAGATTTAATTACAAACCCAGGCACAAAGTATGTGGTCAACCAAGCAATTATTATGCGTGGCTACAACAATCAAGTGACATCAACTTTCATTCCTAGCAAAGATGCTTATGGTGTAGTTAAAAAGGAAATCTTTGCACCAGTAAGCACCGATACTAATGCCACTAATTTAGCTCTTTACGAGTCACGCAAACTAGCCCTGCCTGATACCTATGTTGAGCGCATTGATTTTAACGGCCTTGTGGTTGCTCAAAATGGGTTGCTTTACCCTGATTTCTTATCAACAGAGTTAGCCGATCAGGTCAGCGTTCAGCGCACAACCTATGATGGCCGCGCTTTGCAGTGGAACCTTGTCGTTGAAGGTATGAAACACACCATCACCCAAAGCAACTGGAACATTTCCTTTAACACATCCGACATTAACCCTTACAGCATTACCATCTAGGGGGAGCGATGCCACTTTGTCCACAAATTACTAATACGCCAATCACCGTTGTTCAAAATGCTGACTTCACAGTTTCTAGCGTTTTGCCAGTAGTTGCTGCAACCACAACACAATTAGCAGCCACCAATGCAAGTATTCAGGCAGCAATTGATGCCGCAAATGCCGCCGCTGCTGCCGCCGCCGTTGCTTCCGCTGATGCTGCCGCTGCGCAAACTGCTGCTGCTGCAGCTCTTACCGAAGCGGATGTTGCTTACAATGCAGCAGTCAATTCTCTGCAAGCTAGTGCCTACGCAATTCAAAACCCAACAACAAAACAACTTACTGCCATTGATGCAACAGGTTTAACTGTTTATTCAGGCGCATCTTCAACAACTGGTTCACGCGTAGTTCTTAACTCTCTTGGTCTTGCCGCTTATGGTCCAGGAACTTCCTATGCCGTTTCAAATGCAGTTGGTAATGGCACAACGGTTACCTACACAGCAAGTGGTCATAATTTCACTGTTGGCTCAAGCGTTTCTGTTAGTGATTTGGCACCTGCTGGATATAACGGTACATTTTTAATTACTGCAATTGTTGCTGGTTCAACATTTACTGTAGCCAATACAACAACTGCAACTCTTACTGATTCAACTGGTATTGCTTACGGTCCAGGCAGATCGGTTAACATAACAAACGCAGTAGGCAATGGCACAACTGTTACCTACACGGCCAGCAATCACGGGTATAGCGTTGGAACAAGTGTAAATATAAGCGGATTGGCACCCGATGCCTACAATGGAACATTTCTCATTACCTCAGTCGTTGCTGGTTCCACATTTACTGTAAGCAATGGAACAACTGCGACACTTACCGATGCAAGTGGTGTAGCTCAAACGCCAACTTTGGCTATTAGCGCCACAACTGGAAATGCAGTCTTTCAAGGCAGCGTTACTGGTTCAACTATTATTGGTGGAACTCTTAACATTTCAGGCAAAGCAATTATTGATTCAACTGGCCTTTTGACTGCAACAGGTGCCACAATTACAGGCACGATCAATGCAGAGTCGGGTTACTTTGGTACGCCAAGCAACGGGTTCTCAATCAGTTCAACAGGACTTGTTGGTGTGGGTGCTGGCACCATTGTCGGTGGCACAATTCAAGGTTCTACTTTTCTCACAAGTACGGGAAATCAAGCGGTTATTCTTAATGGCACTGCAAATGCCGTTCAGTTCAAATCAGGTGGCAGCATTGTTGCTAATATGCTTCCGCTTCTTTCAGGGGGCAGTACATACGGTTTATTGATGCACTACGGGGCAACGGCTGACCCAACAGGCGGTACATTTCCACAAATGTATATTGGTTCTGCAAATCTCAATATGTATGCAAGTTCAACTGTTGGAATTGGAGTTAGCACATCTTTTGGTACATTTGTCAGTGGATTATTAAGCACAAGTGGCTCGGTAGTCTTTGGTCAAACTAGTGGTTCTCAGTTTGAATTTTTTGGCTCAAGTGGAAATGTAAGAGTTGCTCAAACATATAGCAATTCTGTTTCAGGCCGATCAATGCAAATTTCACCTTCAGGATTATATGGAACTACTGCATCTACTCGGCGCAAGAAGCACGAAATTGCATCATATTCAATTGATTCTGCCGCATTGTTAAATCTTGACATTAAAACTTTCAAATACAATCCTGACATAGATGAAACACAAAGTGTGCAATATGGCTTTATTGCCGAAGAAGCACAAGAATTAGGACTAGATGAGTTGATTCAATACGACTCAACAGGCATCCCTGATTATTTTGCTTATGAAAAATTGCCTATCTTTTTGCTTCAATTGATTAAAGAACTCAAAGCTGAAATAGACACACTCAAGGGGGAATAAATGGAACAAGAAGTTGACATTCAAGAAGTTCTAAAGAATATGCGCGACACCATCGGCGTACTTGCCCAGGAAAACGCAGTTCTTAAAGCACAAATCACATCACTTAACTCATAACGGGAGAACCGCGCAAATGACACCAGCAAACTGGGCAGGCTTAATTGTTTCCATCATT